CAGTTCTGGATTGATATGTAGAGGCTAAAAGACCATCATTAGGATAAAACCAAGTAGAGGAGTAATCATCTCTTGTATGACATCCCCACATAGTTCTTGGCTCACCAGAAGGTGAGGCATCATTTTCACCTTTATAACTTATGGGAGTTAGATTTTTTAAATTACCTGATTCATATATCCCTGTATTTATATCAGAAAAAGTATCAGCATTAGTATATATACCACAATACATAGTATCAGTTTTTATCAAACATAAAAAAGCATTTGATATTTCAGTTGCATTTACAGTCGCATCATCAGTAAATGTCCCTGTTGTTGTACCGTTACCTGCCCATACAACAGGCTTCCTGCCATTATTTGAATAAGCATGAACACCTGCATCTGCCACACCTGCTGTTCTTAAATCTGTACTTGTACCCCAAGTATTTAAATCTCCACTATCTAAAGCTATACCGTGAGATAGCCTTGTGAAATGAGGAGTGGGAATCCAATGCCCCATATTATAATCATTATTTATTTGTGTTGCCTGTGGTTGCTCAGAAAAGGCATTTTTAATATCTAAAGAACCCACTAAATACCAATCACCAGAAGTATCGTCCCCTCTCTTCCAATAGATATTTATGGATTTTATTCTTTTATTTAAATCTTTGCTAATTGTAAAATGGATTACAGGACATACAGTAGCGCTTGCAGTAACATATCCAGCATTAAGAGATAACCCGATTTGCCCATCATCCGCATCATCAGTAACATTAGGAGTTGAAACCACCCCTAATGTAGACTCTTGCCCATTCTCATACATAAAAGTACAGGAATATCTATCCTCTGCATTAAATGTTGCAGAACCCACATCTGTAATTAAAGAAGTATTAAGCGTACCTGCTGGTTGGGACACAAACATTTGAACATCATATTCACCTAAACTATGCCCAACTGTAGTCCCATTTGCTACGAAATTGGCATAATCATATCCAAATGCATCTTTAAAAATTGTAGGTCTTTCGATCTTCTGATCTATTAATTGCCAATTTTGCACCGCATGAGAACCCAAAGGTTCTTTGAATTTATTTGAAGTATTATAAGTAAAACCCTCTCCTAACCTATCCTGATTTATATAACCATACCATTTACTCTGATGGTCATTTGCGAAATTAGAGTCTGATATTCGCAATACGTTCCTTGAGGCATAAAAGTCTGGTTGCATACCACCATTGGCACTAACGTCACCTGACCAAAAACCTGCACCAGTTTCGTGGGTTAAAATATTTTCATAAACTCCATTTACACCATCAGACTCATCATATCTTAATATTTTAAGAATCTCACTACCTATATTCTCACCTGAAGTAACTATAAACCAAGTGGTTGGATTAAATACCCCATCTGCATCCCTATCTGTTTTATAAATAAAAAATCCATAGCCACCAGTATACGACTGTGCAGATGATTCTTCAATATCACTTGCGACATTTTTAGGTATTTTTAATAATTCTAATCTGCCTAACCTTTCATTCTCCAGACCAGTAAAAATTTGGAATTGCTTATCAGATATATCTGTTGGACTGAAATAATCTACAAGACCACCGCTAAAATCCCTTAGAGTTACTTCAGGCATTAAAAGTCTCTATAGTCAACCTTTACAAAGCGTTCCGAATCCCTATCTATACTATGTCTTAATGCCTTATCCTTTTCAACAGCGAACTCAGCTAATAGCCTTTGAGACATTGGATCATACTCTGCAAAGTCTAAACCCCTTAAACGCTTAGACAACTCAGCAGATGCACCGTAAACAACCGCCTTTTCATAATCTTCATCTATCTCTAATACACTTACATCCGCAGATAAGGCAGTAGGCTCTGCAACATAATGATAGCGGATTGTTTTTGAACTTGTGGAAGGGGTAGGATGTATGCCTATATATTTAGTGACAGGATAATTAACACCGATCTGTTTTAAACTAAATTTATCGAAATAAGCAGTAAATACACTACCAGTAGTTGCAAATATTCCTATTTTTGCTTGAATGCCAGCACCATCATAGACAAAATCAAGAGTTCCTGTCTGAGCACTAGCAGTTGCTTCGTATTTATTTACATCTGTTTTATTAAAATCATTATTACAAAAACCAACAGACAAAGTCCCACTCGTATAAGCAGTTATTTCATAGGAGTAACTTAATCTATACTGTTGCCCTATTGAAAGAGATGACTCATTTATATAAGCATTATCAAGAAATACAAAACTTCTATAAATCAGATCAGATGTAGAGGCTATATTTAAATAATCATCAGTAAAATATGTACCCTCTGTAGCACCAGAGCCTGTAGTCTCAGAAGTATTAAAATCATTATTAGTATCACTACCATTAACAGTTGTAAGAACCCAATTAAATGCTACACCACTACCAAATTCTCTATTTGCACTGGTTACAATTAATTCATCACCAATAACATCTACTGTGGAAGAACCCTTTTCATCCCACATATAATAGATGGTATCTGTTTGCTTGAATAAGCGATTGTTGAAATTTCTGTAATGTTTACGCATCAGGTTACATCCAATTGGTCTATGTCATCAATATGACCTCTATCCACTTTGTAACCATCATAGTCAACTCGTAACATTTTTAATAAATCGGTAGGAAGTGAATACCTCTCTTGATCTGCTACAGAAGAGGCTGTTGAATTCTTTTTTAATAAATCACCCTCTAATACCAACTCTCTTTGTGCTCTACTTAAAGCCACATTTATATCAGCATCGGTAAATTGATTCTTAGAGTCAGCACCTAATAAACTATAGACCTCCTCACGAAGTTCACTTAATTCTCTTTTAGCCATAAGACTCCCCTAAAATGGGGGACAGATAAACCGTCCCCCACATTATTTGGTTATGATCTGCTGTTAGCTAAGTGCTGAACAGGAAGATACGTAAGTAATACAAGAGAAATCCTTTGAATTAAAGGATGCCTTTGCACTTCCGTAAATCATTCCACCAGCCACACCCAATTGATTACCATAATCAAAGGTCTTTTCAACCCACATAGGTGTACCCACATTAGCGAACAAACCAGCCTGTGATCCCATAAACAACGCCTGTGCTCCACGAACACTTGCTCCACCACCATCTGTAAAAGAAGTGATGTTTTCATGTTGGTGAATTACCACACCGTCCCAGATACCCAAAGCACCCTTGAACAGAGGATTACTATCCCCTCTCATCTGTGCTTCTCTCTGAGCCTGTTGCCAAGTAGAATCATTAAATAGGTCGTATGCCTGTTCTGGATGTACCAAGAGGACAAAATACTCGTTCCCCTCTACCCGAATTGGTCGTAACCTGTAATGACTCTGCGGTGCGAGTACAGCAAACTGCTTCAATGCTGATATATCTGCGAGAGTTATATCATCATTATCTGCAAGTGCCGCTTTAGCCGCCGCAAGACCAGTATATGTCCTTGAACTCGGCTCTACCGCACCAGCATCAGCACGAAGTAACAAAGTAGGACTTGTACTAAGGTCAGTAAACATCTCAGTATCAATATACTCTGCCATCCAAGTTTTAAGAATAGATAAGGATTCCGATCTAAAATCGTGAAGATTCTTTGAATCATCGAACTTACCTGTGTTCCGAACAGCGTTACGAATCATTTCTGTCGTTACTGTGTCCGTATAGGTGCTCATTGCCTCTTCATTTCCTTCTAATGTACTGTCTCCAGTTATTCCGCTTCCAGAAAGGCGAGCCACTAAACCAAAAGTGATCTTTTTACCAGCATCACCATTTAACTCATTTTTGACCTGAATCATTGACTGAGGACTTGAACCCATAAACTTCTTGAAATAAATCTCTTTGTTTACTTCGTGATAAAGTTCTTTTGCCCAACGATCAACTTGTAATCCAGATGCCCATTGTGATTGTGCCATTTTCTATCCCTCCTTTTAAGAAGTGCGAGATACAAAGTAATGTGCGTAAACTAAAAACTTACCCACACTATTCGCATTATTAAAAAGAACATCTATGGTATCCGCAGAAGAGAAATAATATCCTCCAGAATAAGTATCAGCACCTGTAGCGGCATTCAAACTATTATAAGAAAGCCCTGCTGATGCATTACCATTCACACCATCTAAGAAACCATCAGCCGCACCACCTGTAATTCCAACATCTACTGTCAATGTCCCACCTGCGGCTGTTAAAACAGCCAAACCTACATTTGACACCATTGCACCTGCTGGTATTGATAATGCCTCCCATATATCCGAACTACCCATATTCTGAGAAGAACAATCTAAGACAGCACTAACAAACCCCATTGGAACTTCAAGAGCACCTTCAGCCATAGTCTTGTTTGCACTATAAGAAACTGTAGCCATAATTAACTCCTTTTATGCTTCGAGCAACGCCCTCTCCTTCACATCGTCAGGAAGTTTTCCCCATTCATCAAGTGTAAGACTGTCAAAGTCAATTTTCCCTGTCTTTGAACTTCCACCTGTTCCTGAAAGGGATTGCGGTATGTCAGCAACTTTTCCAAGTTCGCTTAATACCTCTTTCCTTCCCTCAGACTTAGCCTCAGAAACCTTATTCTGATGCTTTAAAATAAGAAAAGCGTGCTCAATGTTAGCAATTCCGTTTTCATCTCCGAAACGAGCAATATCCATCCATTGTTCATCTGTGATAGCAGGATTCTCTTCTTTTAACTGTACAACCTTATTCTTAAAAGAACTTTTCACCTTATTATCCTCAGTCCACCTGTCAAACATATTCTTCGCAATATTAGTAGCTTCTGACTTTATAAATGTCTTTACGGATGATGGATCATAAACATCATAATCATCATCAGCTATAGACACCTCTTCATCATTATTACTTAACAAAGACTGTTGTTCACGCAACTTATCGAACTCAGACTTAGTTTTGCGAAGATCGCCTAACTCTGTGGTCTGCCGACCATACAACGACTGAAGGTTCTCAACTGACTTGAAAACATCATCCATAGACTTATACTTAGTCTTGCCATAGGTGACACTTCCGTCATCTGCAACCTCATAAGGAACACTCGCTTCCTCTGTTTCGGTTTCTTGGTTCTCTGCATTGGGGGCTTCTGATGGTGATACAGAAGCAGTCTCCTTCTCCTTAGAAGTCTCTACTGCTTTATCTGCCTCACCAGACAATTCCTTATCCTCATCAATAAACTCAAAACCCATACTCCTCTCCTTTTCCTTATCTCCCTGTTAGGGAGGGGTTAGTAAGAAATATACTCTTGTGAATCTAAACGTCAAAATAGACTGTAAATTCACCCTTAAATTTAAATTAATGTGCGGTTTTAAACCACTACCAGCTTAATATTTATGAGATTTCTTTTTCTTATTGCTTGAACTATTACTGTTTGAGATCACTTTTGTGGTATCACCCTTACTGTCTTTCTTTGCGACAGGATAAGACATATTACCAACTGAAATCTCTCCAGTATGATGTTCTAATGTTTTAGGCATTTTTATCTCCTATTAATTAACTGCTGATTGATGGTCTGGTAGTGTAATCTATCCTGACACCGTACATATCCGCATCGCCAGCCGCATCATCCTCAGATACATCTCTCCTGACATTCAAAAACAATATGTCTCCGTTTGAGCAGGCATCTGCTACAATACTATATGCACCTGTAACTTCAAGCACATCTGCTGTTCCGTTAGTGGTAGTTTCTGTACCTGCAACATCTGTAACTGCAACTCCCACATCTTCTCCAGTTGCACTTGATACATAGTCTATATCAAAACAGACTGATCCGCTTGTCTCGACAGAAGAATAATAGATATATGCAGACATTGCTTTAGTTGTGTCCACATCATCTGGAATATAGATATTTGCACAGGCATTTTCATCCGAACTCGTATCATATGAGATAGCAGTTGGAATAGTTCCGCCTACAAGCACCTCTGTTGATGTCGATTGTAGATTAAAATGTCCAGCAGGTATCCATAGACTTCCTGTTGCTCTGTCAAGCAAAGTAACAAGATCACCCTGAGATGTTCCAGTTGGTGTTATTTTAGCCATAATTAACTCCTTGTTTATTTTGTTTAGGTTGGTTTTTCTGTTGCATCTCTACCATTTTCGCCATTTGTTCCCTCTGTGCAACCTGTTGAATCTTTTCAAGAATCTCATCCTTACTCTCCCAATCGCTATTCTCTATCATTGCAGGCAATAACGCCTCTGCATAAGCTGGGAGCATCTGTATCATCTTAGCTAATTCATTGAATTTCATCGCCTTTAATGTAGGTGATTGGTCACCTTTATCAAGTATTATATCATATTTTAAGCTCTTATTATACTTAAAATCTCCTATGAATTTGGTTATCATATCCTGCTCAACATCTTCAGACTCTAACCCTATGATCCTTCTTATTTGAGATTCTTCATAATACTGCTGTAAGTTAGAAACAATCATATTAAGCACTTTACGCTTTGTGCTGTCAAGATTGTCCAAAGCCTCTGACAAGGTAAGCATACCCTGCCTCATTCTTACATTACTTGCAAAACCGCTTTCTTTTGAGCTTGAGGCTATTCCCATTAACGGATCAGTTGCACCAGAGATTTCCTTTGCATCTATCTCAGACCTTGCCTCCATATTCTCTACAACATTAACAATAGGCAAGTGAGCCATTGACCACTGTTGCATCATATCACGCAATGAGCCATTAATCTTATTTACCCTTACCCATTCACCTGAAGATGATGCCCTTTTCATATCTTCTGCTCTTAGTCCCATCCTACCATCAAACACACCGCCACCTTTAGGTGTCCTGTTCAAGATATCAAGAGCTTGTGACCTTCTCTTGTTCTTCTCCCTCTGGGCATCCTTTAAATTCTCCACCATACCAAATGTCTCAATTCCGTCACCCATATCTTCATAATAATAAAAGTATGGAACAAGCGGAAATTCATTATGACTGTAAGGCATTTTAGCTTTCTTCTGCAATACCCTCGCACCAGAATAAAGAGTATTATGTATATGATTTGCAGATTTTCCAATTATATTAAATGAATCAGAAACCTCTGCTCCAAAATCGTCTGCACGCTGTTTAAAAACATTCTTAACCCTATCAATATTATCTTCAGCCTGCTTTTTACTTTTAAATGCCATTGGGAACATCTCTTTCGTATCAGAATTAATTACATAATATTCGTGAACAAACTCCCTCGTAAAAAACTCCACGACCTTTACCATCTTCTCATTAATGTACTCAGCAGGATTTACAATGTCACCTTGATGATATCTGCTTCCTGTCTCGTAAGATGTATCATCCGACTTATCCTCATAGTCAAGCTCTGGCAAACGAACCATATCCTTAACCTCTTTAACGTCATCCAACGCATCTGGAAACATTGACTTTAACTGACCTAAACTAAACCACTTTATCCTTGCCATCCTCTGCCACGTAGATGTATCCATATTATTAGCATCTGGATCAACATAAACATTAGCCCAAGATTCACGCTTAACAAATACCTCTGCACCAAAATCGCTACCAACATCTATATAACAATCAACCCATCCCCTACCTGTAATAACACCATCCTTAAATACTCTTGAGAATACATTCTGTAACTTACCACCTCTATCTATATGATAAAGCAATGGCGTTATCAGGCTCGCTGTAGGCTCATCCTCATAATCTACAGCCCTCGCCTTCCAGTATGTCCTCTGCTGTCTCTCAAGACCTGCAACAAGATTAACCTTCGGCAATACAATATTCAACTGCAATGGAGGTCTGTTCTCATTCTGTAGCTCATCTAAATCCTCATCATACCATTGACCTGTACCCATACCTCCTGTGTAAAACTTTACACTCTCACTGGCAGAGTCCATCCAACCCTCATCATTAGCCTTCATTGCCTTTAAAATATCATCAAACTCTTTTATATCATTATATTCACTCATGTTGACATCCAACTGTTTTTACTGTTCTTTTTTCTTGCATTGAAAAATGCCTTGCCCCAAGTATCGCTTTTAGACTCAGGTAACTCTGCATCCATAACATGATGCACTAAATACCTGCAACAATCCAATGCGTGATCATTAACCTTCATAGGTTCTTCTGGCTTTTCCCTTGATTCAATTCCGTACCTCAACTCCTTCCACTTGTACTCCATAATCTCATCAATAAGAGGTTGCATAGCAGGTCTGTCGAAAAATACCATATCAACATGATCATTCCTGTCTGGCTCTAACTTCCCAGACATCCTGTCTATGCCAGCCCTCTTATCATTCTTAGCCATCAGCCAGAATATTCCGTATTCCTCCCACTCCCCAGCTATGGTGTTGCCGTCCCTCTCAGTTCTCATAATAGAAGGATCAGCAAGAAAAGTGTAGTAAATATTGGAATTAATCCTGTCATTTACCATCTCAGCTAAACTCTCAATTCTTGTCTCCGTCTGGTAAATTAAGTCGTAAATAAATATCTTACCCT